TCCGTGCCATCTCCCTGACCGGAATATCTTTCAGCGTCTCTCTGCCGAAAGAGCACCTGCAATATAATGTAGACCAAGAGGCGCTGACTAAAATTGTCAGCAACCTGTTGACAAATGCCATGAAATATGCCCGTACCCGCATTATGGTAATTATGGACGAACATCTGTCTTCTGAAGGGCGCACGCTCTCCCTGTGTGTGCGTGACGACGGTCCGGGTATTCCACAAGAGGAGTGCAGCAAGGTTTTCGAACCGTTTTATCAGGTAGGAAACACAGGAAACAACGGATCGGGAGTGGGAATCGGATTGAGTCTCGTCAAATTGTTGGTGGAGAAGCATAAAGGAAAGGTTTATATCAATCCCGGCTATACGGAAGGATGCGAGGTATGTGTGGAAATTCCGTATTTGGAGAAAAGCATCTCTGTCAGCCCTTCCATCACTTCCATGCCCGACAAGGTTCCCGCTTCGGAGGAAGAGGGCGAACCCGCCGGTTACTCTCTTCTGGTAGTGGAAGACACGACGGATATGCTGGAGTTTCTGGCTAAAAATCTGGGAAATACCTATACCATCCATACAGCCACCAATGGCAAGGAAGCCTTGGAATGTCTGGAGACAACGACAGTAGATCTTATTATCAGCGACATCGTCATGCCCCACATGGACGGATTCGAATTGTTAAAGTCCATCCGTTCCGACAATATGCTTTGTCATATCCCGTTTATTCTGCTTTCGGCACTCGACAGCATCGATTCAAAAATTGCGGGTCTCGACTATGGCGCGGACGCTTATATAGAAAAGCCTTTCTCGCTAAGTCACATGAAAGCCACCATCAATAATCTGCTGGAAAACCGACGTATGCTTTTCAACCACTTTACAACGGTACCGAATATGTCGTACGACCAGACATTAATGAACAAAACAGACGTGAAATGGCTGAACACAATCAATGAAATCATTACCCGCAATTTCACCAATGAAGAATTTACCATTGATAAGATGGCGGAAGAAATGGCTATCAGCCGTTCCAACTTACAGCGCAAATTGAAAGGATTGACCGGAATGCCGCCCAATGACTATATCCGATTGATACGGCTCAAAACAGCCGGAGAACTTTTGCGGGAAGGGGAATATAAGGGGGGAAAAACGAAGCGTGTCAATATGTGGTCGGCCTGAAAAAGAGTGATTGCTTTGGTTTTCAAAGTGTTATGGTGGAGTAGGGGAGAGTGGCCTACAAAAACGAAGCGTTTACATCGCTTTACATTGGGCTTACATTTGAGCTCTGTTTGAACGCCGTTCAAATGAAATGCTTTACATTGAACGTAGGATAGGGGAGAAATAGGCCATCGCACTGTCGGTTTACTCCTGTGATCTGTTTCTGATCAGCTCTCATATACAAAGGTAGGCAAGAAGATCGGTTTATGCAAGTGGAGTAGGGGAGTACGTACTACTCTCTCCTATTTCTTTCATTAAAATTATTCCATATAGATGATATTTGGTATATTTGCAGCAAAATAAATGCAATATACTATGACTAAAGTTATCCATGTACACCTGATTTATGAGAAAAAGAACCTCTATTTCGGTAGCATTTCCGCCATATTTGATACTTTGACGGAGAGTGAAGTCGGTATCACCAAGAGCAGTCTGTTACATGCTGGTTTGACCGATGGATCCGTGAAATACACGAAACGTGCGATGATTATCCAGTCGCACTTGATAAAGACTACCAGAAAGGGCTAAAACGGCCTTAGAACGTCTATAAAGCCGCTTTTTGCGGCTTTTTTTATGTCCTTTGGGTGGTAACCTTCTCAAATAGTACATCTGAAAGAAGCTGCTACTTATTTGAACGGTTTGAATGGTCGGAAAAAAGGAAAGGGGTGACATTTGGAGTGACATTTGGGGTGACAAAAAACAATATACAAAAACGAAACGTTTTGTTTGGGGTGACATTTGGAGTGACAAAAAAACAGTCTTTTTGAAGGCTTTTTTATATGAATACTCCTTTTTCGTACCTTGTTTTCTTTCGTTTATAAACTATTGCAGGGGGTAAATAATATTTCATAAATAATTATTTACTCCCCTATATTTTATATTATAGTTTTAAGAATCAGTGTTTTACTACTTTTTACCCCCTTTGCCCCATAAAACTCGTTTTATCCGACACCTGCAAGTGTTGAACTCTCCGCACCTGAAACACGCCCCGCACTTTCCTGTTTGAGTTGCACGATTGTTTGTTTAAGTATTCCTATTTCCTCTGCTTGTTGGGCTATTTTCTCTATAAAAAATGAAGTTTCAGAACTTGGATTACTGGAGTTATTAGTTTTAGAGGCGACAAATGCATCCCCCTCTCCCATTATAATCCATTCTATATTAGTCGTTGGGTATGATAATTTCAGACGACGAAGAAGTTCTATTGATAATTTCTTTCTTCCGCTTTTTATATCACTGATACCTGCTTTATTTGTTCCTAAATCATTCGCAGCCTGAACATAATCTGTTATTATGCCCTTCTCTTTTAATTCGTCAAGAACTTGTATAAATCTGAAATTCTCATCCATAATCTTGATAAAGTATGAAAAATTACGCAATTTTATTTTGTAGTATGAAAATCTCATACTATATTTGCAGCGTGTTCAAAGTGTGAACGCCGCTTCAAAGCTACAAAAAAGGCTTGAGGTGACAATGAGAAATATAAAAAGAAGAAAATGAAAGCATTGAAAGTAACCGTTGACTGGGCAGAAATGGACCTGTTTGCTGCCACCCTTAAAGAGTTGAATGATGAAGAAAATATTTTCGCCTATCAGATTGACGCGTTGACCGGTATCGTGGTCTGCGAGAACGAGTGCGGCTTGGCTTATTGCCGTTCCTGTTTTGACTACCGGGTAACCCCGACAATAGAGGAGCTTCGATAGATTTCCCGGGCGGTTAGTTCAGTTGGTAGAACACGCCAGACTCCCGCAAGGGAGAGGCCATGGTCCGCGGTTCGAGTCCGCGACCGCTCTCTACAATAATTTAACATATCAGCGAATTATGAAAGAACGAATAGTCGTAGAATACAGCGAGGTGGGTAAGATAGCCGGTTTGCTGGGTTGTTCCCGAGAAATGGTCTCCCACTCCCTTGCATTCCGCAAGAACAGCAAGTTGGCCCGTTCCATCCGCAAGCTCGCTATCGAGCGCGGTGGTACCAAGGTAGGTGGTAACCCTCAAAAAAAGGACGGTGATGAAAAGTGACCTGATGACATTGTTCGGTGACCAGCTGCGCTGGTTCACCCGTCTGAACCGGAAACAGCGCCTTTGTGTGCTTTATTTCTGTCTGAGTTTCGGGATCCTGCTTTCCGTGGTCTTTGACCACCCGCTGCTGGAGCTTGCCGTCGTGCTGAACTTCGGGGCTTCAGCGAGACTGATGAAGAGGCATGTCCCTTTGAATGATTTGGAGGAGTGATAATCGGACTGGGAGATGGAATACTATAAGAAAACATTGTGTGTAACCCATGAGGAGCTGACTTCTGGTGATGATCCTGTCATACGATCCGATACTTTACGCCAGAATGTACACCGTGGTAATATCCAAAGTGCCCATCGTGGTGGTGGCGAAGGTGGATACGCGCTATACATCTATTCCTCCCTTCCCGATAAATACCAGAAACGTTTTGTTGCCAAGTACGGTGATCCTGAACAGAAACTGATACGAGAAATGATTATGAGCAAAGTGAAGAAAGACGAGAACGCGGAGCTTTTCTTTGAGGAGTACCGCTACGACAAGAACGGTGAGCAGGTTCCCCTTCCCGAGCGTATCCAGGCCGAGTATGTATGGAACGCCTCGGTGCTTAACGCGCTGATCAGCGAGCTGGACACGCTTCGTCCGAAACGTAACATGCTGGGGGGTAGCCGTAATGTATGGGAAACGTTGCTTGCCAGGGTTGAGGAATGGCGCGAGGAGTATGCGCATACCCTTCCGGGCAGCGAGGGTCGCCTGAAGAGCCTTGTGAACCAGTACAGGCCGCAGAACTACGCGGTACTGGTCAGCGGCAAGTATGGCAACAGCAACACGCTGAAGATCGAGGAGGAAGCCGGGCGTTACCTTGTCGCGCTGAAACGGAGCCGCGTCCCTGTCTATACCGACATGCAGATATTCGAGGAGTACAACCGTGTCGCCCCGGAACGTGGCTGGAAGCCCCTGAAGAGTCCCCGCAGCCTTCGCGAATGGCTTAACAGCTCCCGTATCGAGCCTTTATGGTATGATGCGGTCCACGGAGAGATGAAGGCGCACCAGCGTTACGGCCGCAAGCACAAGACCGAACTTCCCAGCCGCCGTGACAGCCTGTGGTACGGTGACGGTACGAAGTTGAACCTCTACTACAAGGACGAGCATGGTAATGTCCGCACCATCGGTGTGTACGAGGTCATGGATGCCTACAGCGAGGTACTGCTGGGCTTCCATATCAGCGAGAACGAGAATTACGAGGCGCAATATCACGCCTACCGCATGGCTCTCCAGACAAGCGGGCACAAGCCTTACGAGCTGGTCCATGACAACCAGGGCGGTCACAAAAAACTGGAACGTGTCTCGGATGGTCTGCTGGCAAAGATCAGCCATATCCACCGCCCGACCGCTCCCTACAGCGGCCAGTCGAAAACTATCGAGTCGGCTTTCGGCCGTTTCCAGAGCCAGGTCCTGCATAAGGACTGGCGGTTTACCGGTCAGAACATCACCACCAAGAAAGCATCCAGCCGCCCGAACCTTGAGTTCATCGAGGCCAACAAGGACAAACTTTACACCCTTGCCGAGCTGAAGGCGAAATATGTCGAGGCACGCCGGGAATGGAACGAGATGAAGCATCCGGCCACCGGTATTTCCCGGATCGGGATGTACAACACCAGTGTGAACGAGGAGACGGAAGCGGTGACGGCACGTGACATGGTGGATATTTTCTGGGTGATGACCTCCCGCCCGAGCACGTTCACTTCTTCCGGTATCGAGGTCACGATCGGCGGCAAGTCCCGCACCTATGAGGTTTATTCCTCCCCGGGCGTTCCGGATCATGAATGGCGCCGCCGGAATACCTACAAGCAGTTCTATGTCAAGTATGACCCGTATGATTTCGGCAGTGTCCGGCTGTACTGGAAGGACAAGGGCGGGGAGTTCCGTTTCGAGCGTGTCGCCGAGCCCTACATGGTTATCCACCGTGCCATCCAAGATCAGGGAGAAGGCGAGGCCGCCTTCATCCGCCGGGAACAGGAGGCCAACGTGCAGGACCGCGTGGAACGTCAGGTGGTTGCCAAGGAAATAGAGTACGAGCACGGGGTGGCTCCCGAACAGCACGGTCTGAACACTCCGAAACTGAAAGGTATTACGGCCGAGGTGCAACGTCAGATAGACCGTCGTACAAAGAAGTACGGCCAGCCTCCGGAAGAGATTACCCTGGGGCGTTCCACCAAAGTGATCAGCAATATAAGCTGGGACCAGCTCGGTCGTCGTGAAGTGGACAAACGGAAAATAGTCGGAAAATTTTAAAGAAAATTGATTATAAAAATAGGATTGATTATGGAAATTACAGTGAAAGAGAAAAACGCCATCAGTGAGCGCCTTCGCGCTTACGTGGCCAAATACCCGAGCCAGACGAAGGCCGCGGGCAGCCTGAAAGGTGTCAGCGTGGGTACCGTGAGCAATATCCTGAACGGCCGTTTCGAGAACATCAGCGATGAGATGTTCCGCAACGTGGCCTCCCAGGTGGGAGGTATGGGCACACCCGGCTGGCAGATCGTTGAGACGGGCGCGTACCAGGAGATTACCGAAGTGCTTTCCGACGCGCAGCGCTGGCGTAGCGTCCGCTGGGTGACCGGCGAGGCCGGCTGCGGCAAGAGCACCACCGCCCGGGTGTACCTTCAGGACCACAAGGAGGTTTTTTACATCCTTTGCTCCGAAGACATGAAGAAGGGCGATTTTGTCCGCGAGATTGCCCGCACGGTAGGAATCCGTACCGAAGGCTGCAATATCCGCGAGGTGTGGGGGCTTATCCTTGACGACATCATCCAGATGGACGCGCCCC